TCAAGTTGTTGATCGATCAGATCATCAATTACTTTCTTCTGCTCTTTCAAAGCCTCGGTCTGTTTGTCGTATGCCTCGGACAGTTCTTCACTTTGCTGTTTGATGTTCTCCTGTTCTTTTTTATATGCGGCTTCCATTTGATCCAGCGTGGTTTCAAGACCTTTGATAGTATCCTCATACCCTTGCGAGATCATCTTAATCACATAAGAGATCAGAGATTCAATGTCAGACGCACCTTGTTTTGCAGTGTTCAGCTGATCTTGATAAGACTGTTTCAGATCATTTAATGCCTTTTTCTGGGATTCTAATCCAGATGTACTTTTCGTAACAGATTGTTTGCCGATTCCGGATCGAGCCTTTTCGATTAGATTCAAATATTTTTGCGTCCGACCAATAATCTGATCTATCGCTTCAAGCTGAACGCCACCCATAGCGGACGCAGCTTGATATAAAGCAGCCATATCTTCGAGCAGAATTCTCGCCTGTTCAGAAGTCGTAGCCATAGCCGCAGCCTTGTCCAAGTAGCTCTGAGCTTCTGCTTCGTTCGACACTTTTTGCATTTGACTGTAAGCATTTTGCAATACTTGCAGTTCCATGTTATCCAACTTTGCGTTCATCAAAGCCGCATACTGGTCTGTGTTAAGTGACAATCCGTCGGCTGTATTCAAAAGAGTATCCAAATACTGCTCATCGAGTGACATCAAACTCTGCAAAGTATCCACGGAAATCCAACCGTTGGTGTTATATTCTTCGACGGCGTTAGATAGGGTAGAGAATGCACCTTGTAAACTATCAATTTGGTTGTTAATGTCGGTTAAAGAATCATTTAACGCCACCATTGGTTGTACCGCAGATTCTGTTACATCGTATAATCGTAAAAGTGTATTTGCCAAAAGTGTCAGACTGACATTATCTGTGTCAGTGATAATTCCCAAATCTTTGCACTTGTTAATAAACGACGCAAATTTTGCATTCTGCAACGCTTCACCTGTAAGTTGACCATTTGTAGCCAGTTTTTGAAGTTCTTCGTTTATTTGGTTTAACCCATCTGTGCCAAGTAAATTTTTAATTTGTTCTTGAACTTCTTCTGGATGTAATCCATCCTGAATTAGAGTAACCAGATCTTGGACTTGCGAATAAAGTTTACCGGTGGAATCAGTAAATTCGCCATTTGTAAAATCATTCTGATAGTCTTGAAGTTTCTGGCGCAGAAAGTCGATATTTTTACCAAGAGTTTCAACCTGTTTCGTTTCATCTTCTGACAAATTATCTTTTTGTAGTAGTTTAGAACGAACCTGAATCAACTCTTGATATAATTTAATTGTATTTTGAATTGCTTGCGTGGCATCTTCAGCATTGATGTACCAAGGATTTCCTTCCAATGCTTCTTTCTGTGCATCCACAGATCTTGTCGTTGTAGAATATTGCGAACCTTTTTGTACTTCTGACGGTTTCAATGCAGAAGAATAATCAGTACGGTATTTGGAATTGTACGAATTCCATTTATCTGAAAGTGTTTTCTGTTCATTGGCTTTCTTTTCAGCCAACAATTCTCGTTGTGTTTCCAACTGAATTAGAAGCAGCTTATTTTCTTCCTGTAATTTGGAAATTTCGTCTTGGTCAACTAAGCTGCCTTTGCCAGAATTTATCAGATTTTGACGTTCTTTGATTGTTTCATTATTCGTTTCAATCTGCTGGGCTATGCTATTTACTTCCTGTTGAACGGTTTTCGCTTCTTCGACTGCTTCCGCTGCCCACTTAGAGACATTTTCATATGTAGGAATGACACTTGCAATATACTGTCCCAATTTCACTGCGCCGGTTACAAGGAGTCCGATACCAGCAGATATTGCGAAGTTCAGTGCAATTGCACTCAATCTGACTTTGAGTTGGGTAACATTCATTTGTTTCAGATATGCTGTATAGCCTTCTGCCGACGCAGACGCTCCATTTAGCGATTTAAGGTACTGCTTAAATGTTTCATTACCATCATCGATATTGTCCAAAAATTTTGCAACTGCATCGCCACTTTGTTTGGTCGGATCAATCGACTCTTGAACAGCTTTGTTGTAATCGTTGATTAAGTCAGTATAAGCACCGGCTTTATCAATCGCTGAAAATTTACCATCTTCAAATGTCCATTGCCCAAAGAAGTCAAGTTTGTCATCAGAATTACCTTTAACAAAACCAATATCCTTAAAGGCGGATAACGCAGCACCCAGTGCACCGGCAGATACGGTCAACGGTCCCACAAGATCATTAGCTTTAGTCAAAAATCCCAACAGCCCAGATCCAATGTCAATCGTACCCTTAATCAGATCACTGTCCATTACACTCTGAGCGAATTCCTGATACGTTGCTTTGAATTGCTGTGTTTTACCTTCAACGGTGTCGAGATAAATCTCATTTGCACGATTCAGTGACCCAGCCGCGTTGGCAGTCGTTTCCAAAACCTGATCGGCTTCGCCCATGGATTTCATGATTGAAGCGAACACATTCTGATTGCGTGTACCGGCGATCATTTCAATCACAGATGCCTGATCTTTGTCACTGAGCGAATCAAAAACATTTGAGATCTCTTTCAGAATCTGATATGTATCCTTAAAAGATTTGTTGTCCGCTTCAAGAATATCTACACCGGTGATTGCTTTCAATTTTGCCCGATATTTTACAACTGTGTTGTATTCTTCTTCCATAGTTTCGCCCAGCTCATCAAGCTCAGTACTTGACGAACGGATACGAGCGGTAATGGTGCGCAATGCAGTCGATGCTTTATCGATATCCTGAATGGAGTTGTTTGCCGCTACTAACAGTGCCATGGATTGTTCAATGGAGTTTCCGGCTGTTGCCAGCGCACTACCAGCATTTCGCAGACCTTCGCCGATATCCTGTGAGGAAATCGCATAAGCGGCGTCTACGGCAAAGATTTTATCCAACACCAATTGCAGCTCATCTGCACCGTATCCATACGCTTTAACAATTGCAGTAATCGCAGAGGTTGCGTCGGAAACATCAATGGCACCTGCTTTCGAGAACATTGTAGTAATCTCTGCTAGGCTACCTGAATCGGAAGTACCATAACCCAGTCGCGCAAACGTAACCGCTGAGTTAATGAGTTCTGTGACCGAACTACCAACACGCTTTGCTCCTTCAGTAGCTTGCTGTGTGAATTCCTGAATTTCCCTTTTGCTGGCATTGGTTACAACTCGTAACTCGCCAAGCGCATTATCAATTTCCGAAACAGTAGTTACAACCTGTTTCAATTGTCGTATCAGTGCCGCGACAGAAGTCGTCATGCCCATCCATGACATAAATTTAGTAGCCGCCGCACCAATTTTCTGGAACGCACTCTGTGACACCACACCAGCATTTCGAGCTTCAGCCTGCAAAGTACGGAATGCTCCGGTGTAAGTTTGCAGTTTGTCGTCAAGTTCTTTGGAACTCAATCCAGACTGCTGTATTGTAGATGCAATACCGCTGGAAAGACCGGACATCTCATAGCCCTGTTCGCTGCGTGCAAGTTTATGTTGAGACTGTAGCAACGCATCAATCGCGGCTTTCAGTAATTTCAGCTGTGTAGTTTTGCGTTTCCGCGCAGCAGCTTCTTTCTCAGTCGCTTCGTTAATTGCTTCTGAAGATTTACGGGTTTGTTCAGCGACTTGATGTTCCTGTGTTGAATAATCTACGCCAGCAACTTGAAGATTCTTAATTTCTTCCCGCAACTTGGTGATTTTCTTCTGATATTCCTCAACTCGAATACCGTATGCTTTTTGATCTTTATCACTATCCGCAAAGATGTTTTGCTTTTGCAGTTGTCCAAACTCTTTGATCGTAGTTACCAGTTCACGATATTTCGCAATAATTTCCTGACTTGGTGTTGAATCAGTCTTTGCTTTTTTCTCTTGTGATTCTAACAGCTTCTGGTTCGCCGCGTCAATTTTCTGTGCATTGGTCAATATCTGAGCAGACACTTTGGCTTCTTGCACACCATAATCTTCGTCGGCAACTTTTAACTTTTCAATCTTCGCACGCGTTGCATCGATTTGTGCCTGAATAACTTGCAATTTGGATGCAAAGTTTGTATCTACAACACCCTTGCTCTGATTCAAAATATTTTGCTGTTGCAGCTGTCCGGCCTGTTTCAGCAAAGAAATCAGATTCGTGTATTCCTGTGTAATTTCTTTCGGAGAATACTTTTGAACAGTTCCCTGAACGCCAACTGCTTCCAGCGCTTTACGGACCTGAGAAGTCAATCCAGAGGTATCGATTACACTAGCCAATTTAATGGTCGGCAGATTTTTCAGCGTAGATAGTTGCTCATTAATTTGTTTCTTTGTTTCGGAAATATTGATTTTTCCGGTCAACAACAATTTGGTTTTTGATGTTTTATCTGCATCCAAATAACCCTGAATTGTTGTCACATCAGCTTTTAGAGAAGACATTACTTGAGTCTTCTGTGTGTTTAACTTGGCCTGTATAATCAGACCATATTGTGAAGTTTTCTTGGCCAACCCACATCCCTCCCTAAAATCTAAAAAGAAGGGAAGCGAATCGCCTCCCTTAAAATTCGCTACCCAACAAGGTAGTATCTTCATAAAGATCGTCCGGATGATTTACATGAATTATCAAATCAAACGGACCATCATATTTTTGCTTAAATCGTTCAATTGCGCGTTTCACAAACCAGCTGCCGGAGAACTTGTGCCAGTGATCTTCGTCACCGTTCCAATTCCGATGGCACCAGCCCGTATCAATATTGATCGCTTTACTTACGCCGGGACTATGTCCGGCAGATAACGTGGAATCAAAATAGACCTCACCAGAATACAGATCATCGTTTTGCAGCACAGGCCCCGTTCGAACACTGTCAGACAACCGATAAGTACGATGATATTGTTTCGGTGTATATTCATTGACATAGTAGCTGGTAAGCGAAGCCTGTACCAACGCCGCCAATTCTTGTAGCCATTTGTTCATTTCTGTCTTGATCTCATCGGAGTTCAATAACGTGAATGCCGCCTTGGATCCCAAAACAACGGACACGGATTGGTCAATGTTACCATCCACCGAATCAATAGCTTCCAATGAATTTCCGGAAACAGTGCCGCTCTGAATCGCCGCAACGATATCGTCAAAAGAATAAAAATTAGTCACGATGATCGCCCAATTCTACAATTTTGGCGGGCTGCTGATCTGCAACTGCGCGCACCAAATCATCAGCCGATACTTTTCCAATCGATGAAACAGATTCGATAAATGCTCTCATTGTATCGTTGTCCATGTTTTGCAGAACACTCATATCTGGTAAATTATCAATCAAATTGTTTACCCTCAGAATCAGTCCTGCCATCGCAGACAATAGTGTGTCTGAAATGGAAGTAGATTCCTTAATCAGAATTTCTTTCCGGAAGTCAACTGCGTCCAGAATCAGCGTACGAATCTCATGTTCGACCCCCGTAAGTGGTGATTCAATTACAGGAATTTCCGCCGACAATACTTTGTAAATTGTTCCGGCAGATCTCAGAGAAGTGCAGTTCACATTGGTCGCATACTTCACGACCATAAACTGGCAAACTGGGTCCACCAAATCCGCGCGGTAAACAATACCGTTCTCTGAATCCTGAAAAATCAGCCCCAGCGCCTCATCTATCATCTGCGCCCGCTGATCCAAATCCAGTTCCGAATAGATCAACACATCCACACCGTTCACTTTCATCGGAACCGCCGAATCTTTAACCTCTTTGACCAACAATTTCCCAGAGACTTTCTTTGTACTCATTATGCAACATCCTTTCTTATTTCAACTTTGCTTTCTTACGTTCTTTGCGGCCACGGATGATAGTATCTACGGATACCCACCCGCCGTCAATTTTGCTGTACCCAATAAAATCAAAATGAATGCCCGGATATCGATACCGCAGCATTTTCTCATGAAGTCGGTCAATTGGCTTGACCATGCCTTTTATATCTACGACCCATTTTGTTCCATCCAGATAATACAAATCAAAATCCGATTTATACAGAATGGCTCGATATTTTTCATTGTTGGAAGTAAACGCCGGTTGAAGTTCATATTTTACCTGACGTTCAACTTTTGTAATTTCGCCGCTTCGCAGCATGGGTTCTATCCAATCGCGATATGCGGCCATTTCCAGTTTACTATCATAAACAACACCATCATAAGTCCGCTGTGCCTTTCCCGCAGCAGTATGATCTACATTATATTTGCTGTACATAACTCGTCCTTTCAAAATGCTAAAAAATAGGCCGCCACCATTACAGTGACGACCCATCTTATTTATTTCGTCGAGTTCATCAGCGGTTTTCGCACTGAATCGCCCGGCCTCTTATTGGTTTTCTCCTGCGGAAGCAGCCCACGTGCCACCATAACATCATGAAAATACTGCCGACCATGTTTTTCACAACACGCCACGGCACGCCAATTGTATTGGCCATATTTTTCTTCACAATAATGACATGGGGCAAAGAGCTTCCCGCAAATTTTACAAGGGACTAATTTCTGACTCACGTTGCATCAGCCACGCCGTCTTCAAACAGAATCATGTCCCACAGTTTACTTGTCGAACCAGAACCAGAACCGCCGCAGCCGCCTTTGGAAACCAGTGAATTGGCTTCAAAAGTATGTACCATCTGATCGCCACCCATGGAGAAATCAAAAGTACCGCTGAAATCCGCACGCGGAATCTGGAACTGCGCATGATACGCATTATCACAAGTATCTGTTGCCACAACATCTGCAACCAACCGGCAAGTCTTGGAATAGTTGTCCGAAATATTGGAAACCACAGCGGCTTTGATCTTCCGCTTGTAGCATACAATGATTTCAGTACCGTCTGCCAAATCGCCCGACTTAAACGCCAACGCTTTCGTGGTCGGTGTATAAGTAAACTTGCCAGTCTCCGGCGTAGAAGCGACCTGAGCCAATGCTTCGCCCGCTGCGCCATTAGACAGTTTCTTGTACACTTTGACCTCTGCGCCAGCAGTGCCAACTGCCTTAAAGCTCGTGGTTGCCGCATTGCTGTTGACTGTCAGTGTCTCATACCAATCAATCTGCACATCTGCGTCATTCTGCACGTCAGTACCAACCTGTACAGCTGCCAGACCACCGGAGAACACGCCGTTCGTACCGGAAATGGTAACAGCCTTGTTCTTCTTGATCGATTTCAAACGACGACTGCCCTTACCAGTCACATCAGATTTATCTTCTGTGTTGGCAATCTTAAAGTCCTGAAGCTCGTCAATGATAAATAGCAAATCACCGTTGTTGTCATAACCACGGACACTATCTACTTCAGACAGAATCAGGTTTTCTGTATTTACTGCCATTGTTCTTCACTCCTTTAGAAAATAGTTAGTTCTTTTTTGTCTATGTTTTTAATATCAACCGTTCCCGCATACACACCAATCATCAGCTTATCGAAATGTACCCGGTGCTGAATTGCGGCAACACTTGAATTAAACTGAAACAAATTACACTGCCGAATCGTCTCAAAGTTGTATTTACACTCCGCACAATTCACCATTGCAATAATCTCACGCTCCAAAATCGACTCAAACGGCTTATTTTTGTGCCGTCTCTGCTTTCTTCGCTCTTTGTCAATAAAAAAGGAGCGTGCCGCCTCATTGCCCATATTATACCAAACACGTTTCAACCCGCATAACGTGCGTATTTTTGCAGCAATATAAAAAAAGATGGCGTCGTCAATCACCACATCATCTTTTTGATTCCATAAAACAATATTCTGGTTCTGGTGATCGACAGCCAAATCAAAACGCGTAAAATCCACGTCATCAAACAAGATGGAACAATCCATCGACTTGATCTGGTCGAAAAACATACAGAACAGCTGGAAATCCGAAATATCCTCGTACTTAATTCCGGCATCATACAACTCTACCATGTAGTCATAGGAGGTCGATGTAAACGATGTCACCGCACTCCAAAACTGTTTTTCACCAAAATCCAAAATTTCACCAACCAGCGGATTTCGTAAATGAATCTTTGGCGCGATCTCGATTCTGGTATCATACAACAACGAACTCATGCTCACACCCCATATGAAAAATCTGAGAAAGAAATTAAAATAGAGCGTCCACGATACTTCGTAATCGGTGCGTAAGGATAGTTATGGATTAGTTTGCCATGTACAAATCCCAGCTTAGTGGTTGTAAATATCGATTCAATTTCATGTGCCGCCTGATCGGTTCGCAATTCACCTGTCTGCTCATCCCGCATGGCTAAATAGTTGCACGAAATGAAGAAGTAGATATCCAGTTTCTGCACGCAAGAATTTTCCGGATCATAATCCGCCTTAATATCATAGCAAACAAACATCTTGGTATCTTCTTGAGTTTCCGGGACATATTCCATCGGGAAATAGTTCACCCAACGCAATTCCGGCCCGGATGTCAGTTTGGGATCGCGACAAACGATATGATACAGCTTATTGGATGTAATCAGCTTGTTCATCACAATTTGCCGGTACATTCCAACTTTATCATCAATATTGGTTGTTGGTTTACTTTTCAAAATCCAATCACCACCTTTAACTCCTGCGTCTTTGAAAGTTCGCCCAGTGTAGCAGTGATCTGAACGGTCTTTTGATAGGTTTTCTTCGATTCGTGTACCAAAATGGTAATCACGCCATCGGCAGAGGTATCAATCGTAAACTGATTTTCCAGCCCCGCTGGAAGCATATATGTCCATGTAGGTATGCCATCCACCGCAACACCGTTCTGATAAAAGGTCGCCGAAAATGTCACCGGGATTCCCTGAAGAAGTGTCCGGGTCAAGGGGGAGAACACACAAACATCTTCTTCCGAGTCCGGCGCCAAATAATCGGCGACCATTAACGCTGCATTGTCAGTGTTAGCGTCGTAATAATCTTGGGACAGATTAAGCGTAATAAATCCGTTCATTCCATCCTCGTATCTGTCAGTATTCACATCCACAGACGTACAGATATACGCTTTTGGTTGACCGCCAATTTCTTCCAACAAAAACCGTTTGTCTAAATCGATCATCCGTGTCTCATCGTCATACGGGATCTGAATTTTATACTCGCGATTTGATACCGAAATTTTCATTCCGGATTTCAGATTGGAAGTATATGGTTTTTCACACGTACACCATCTGCGAATAATTTCTCGCGTCTGCGGATTCTGCCAAACCAATTCGCGGTTACACTGTTCCATGGTCCCGCGCGTATAAATTTTGCGATTTGTATCTACCTGAGTAATCAGCCACTTTGCACCGTAACAATCTACAACAGAACCGCGCACAAAGGTTTCACCGGGATACGCAATGATCTTCTTTTTGTATACATCGTCTTTCAAAGAAGATACCAACAGCCGCTGCACCTTCCCGTCCACCATGGTTCCACTTTCGTAATCCGGTGAATCCATGAAATGAGCCGCAAAATCCAGCTGCAATTCATTAACGATACCTTCTTGGGGGGATAAATTCGGATATCTGTTATTGATAATCCGGTTCTTTTCAAAAGCATCCACGACTTATCACCCTCAATCCGTACTGTCTTCCACATCGGTAAAGGTCAGCATCAGCCGTTCCAAAGTATCCCGATCCTTGGCATTGTACGCATCCAGCAAAGCCCGATTCTGATTCTGTAAATCCGCATACATCTCCATAAATGTCTTACGATCATTGGCAGGACTGAATACTTGCAAATCTGTCGGCACAAAATTAGCTCGGAATGCGGCCAACCGTGCAACATCACGGCCCACATACATCTCAACCGCCAAACACGCCAGTAAATATTGCTCAGTATAATTCAAATCCGCATTGAAGCATTCTTCTTCGTCATCAAAATCCGTAAAATTTACGCCGCTGTTTGTATTCAAAGCCATACATACGGCGGCTTCCTTTAAGCATGAATGTGCGCGCTGAGTCGCCAGCTCTTTTGCTTCATCAGAAGTCAAACCGTAATATTGAAATAACTGCGGATCTTTTTCCATTTTATCAAAAAAGATTTCATCAATCTGTGACCAAGGCGTCATTCATTCATCATCCTCATTTCGTAGATTTTGCAGCAGCCGGTTTTCGACCGGGTTTTGCAGCCGCTGGTTTTGCCGGTTCCGGCTTAGGTTCGGATTTCGGTTTCGCCTCCGCAATCATGTCTTTCATAGCCGCAACCTGTTTCATCAGATCATTCAACTGCTGTTTCAGAGCGTCGTTTTCCTGTTCGACTTTGCTCTTTACAACTGTCGGCATATTCACCACGAGTTTTGTCCGGTATACATCATTCCGAATTTCCTGAAAACGTGCTTCCACCAGTTCTTCGACTCTGGTCGAAACATCATACTGCGGGGCACGCCCCAGTTTAATGAGATGTCCACGGAACCGGTCAATCATCATTGGTGTCCGAACGTCGATAATTTTCTGCATATTCTCTCGCGTCGGATTTAGCAGAATCTCGTCAATCTGCGTTTCACGCAATACCGTTTCCTGCCAATTTGGAATGTGCAAATGTTTGTACAATTCATCTGCATCTGCTTCTTCAAATTCCAAAAGGCCATCCCGGAACACCGTTGAGTTTGCATTCATATATTCAATGTCCCGAACCGTAAAAAATTCTGTATACGGCATTTCCAGAGAACCGCCGGGAAGCAAACGCTCAAAATTGTTCGGCAGTCGCACACATACCGGAGACGGACTATAATTCAGGACCTTATATTCTTCTTTGGATGTCAATTCAAAAACTCCTTTCAAATAAAAATAAAAAGGGGAGAAGGAAATTCCCACTCCCCTGAAATCTTACTGAGCCATTGTGATCTTAGCGACCTTTTCAGGTGCAGACAGCACAGTGCCGAAGGTATAACCGCCGAGCTTGATGTGGATCTTCTCGGAGTTGATATCAGTCTCCTGAAGCACAACCGTATCGCCACGAGTGATAATTTTCCCAATACGACCACTGGCCCCGAAAATCTTTTTGTCCGGAACAAGCAGTTCACCAGACGCAAGTTTCTTCTGGCCGGAAATACCGCGCAGTTCACAACCAGCGTACTGGGCAACGAAACCACGGGTGTTATACTGGGTCTTCACCGCATCAGTCAGGTATGTAGTCACACCAGTCAGTTTTGCGATAGCCTGCATATATTTGTTCAAACCAAACACATACGGCGTATCACCGTCAGAAACGTCATGCAGATACAGCGCCAGTGCATCCATACTGGTTGCAGTAGGAGCCGCAGTTGTTTCAGAAATTGCATTATCACCGGTCGTGATTGCACTATCCAGCACGTTCATAACCAGCGCATACTTCTTCAGATCCAGCGCTTCTTTCAGCATAGTAATCATATTTGCAACGGTCTTATAACCACCGCGCCGCATATCCGCCAAGGACAGATCGGTTTCCACCTGAAGGTTTTTCCAAGTCGGAGCCAACACTTTGTGGTTGATAAAGGAACGATCCACGTTGCCGCCACGGGTGGCTTCGTGCACCTTAAAGGTGTTTTTCGGATCCTGTTCCTCACGGTAGTCATCGAACTCACCAATTGAACCGGTATCAAAGATATGATCCAGCAACTCGGTGGGTGCTTCGACATCATCTGCCGCAATTGATTTCCGGATCAAAGCAGAGATCTCATGCTTCTCGTCGAAACCAGTCTGGCCAACCTTTTTCGCCCACTGGTCCAAAGCAGATGCAATTTCCTTGTCCTCATCACTGAGAACATCTTTATAAGTGACACGATCAGCCCACTCCAACACGCGGCCAGACTGATTCATTACTTCAGAAAGTTCCATAGCCATTTTCTTTTTCCTCCTATTATTTCATCAGCTGCCGGTCTTCGCGCTGCCAACATTGACACGCTCGATGATATACATCGTACCGGTAGGATCCTCGTATGTGCCGCCATAAATCCACTGATAGGGGACACCAGAGGCAGAAGCAGTCGCTTTCACGAATTTACCGGAACTCGTCACCAGCGGATCACCGACAGCCAAATCGGTTGCGGTCAACTCCGTAGTGGCATACCGCTCACCCGGCAGCGGCGTAATCATCAGAACATCCGCACCTTCCGCAATATTCTCGGCAGCGTTATCCATCGGGGTCATAATGGCGTTCATGCCATCGTAATTCATGTCCACATCTACCAGATAATCGCCCACACCAGTATCTGCGGCAACCGTGCCAGCAGAGAGCGTCTGCGCGACCGGTGCGCCCTGTTTCATGGCAGCTGCGGCTTTCATATGACGCACAGGCTTGCCCTGTACGACCTGCAAGTATCTAATCATATGTTTCACTCCTTATTTACTGAAAAATTTATTCATTTCGCCTGTATAATCAACAACCGGATTTTCCAGATCCACCTTATAGGTTGGAACAGGTTCCGATTCATGATTTGCTTTTACCGTAGACACAATCACGCGGTCTACAATTTTCTGATTAATTGCAGAAACATCCAGTTTTTCAAACAGTTCAACCATTTCATCACTAGACAACTCTTTCTCTGTGAATTTGCCACTACGCCGCGCCGTATCACGCAAAGCGGACACATCGGCCTCATGTTTCTGACGATTCTGTTCCGCGATCAAAGCATCATATTTATCTTTGATCTGAGTCAGTTCATTAATTGACTTCTGACTCTCCATCACCGTTTCATTCAATTGCTGAATTGTCACATTCAAATTTTCAAACTGTTCGTTTAGATGTCGAATATCGACCCGCAGTTCAACCTTTTCGGGTTCGCTGAACGTCACCTTATCTCCGTCTACCTGATAGAAAAGCCGCATTATTGATACTTCGGGTTCATCATACGGATGTGCCCAAATTTCTCTTTCCTCTGGGAACACAAACATAAGATCGGCTCTCATGCGATCAACCTGTTTCCAAATCTGCCGACGGATATCATCCATTGTCAACTGCGCAGTTTCTTTTGTTTTGGGTTCCGCAGCTGGTTCAGACTTTTCGGGTTCAGCCGATTCTTCAACTGTCTGAGCGGTATCCTCAGTTACCGAAACTTCCGAATTCTCCGTGTCCGTAGATTCCACTACCGGATTCTGAGTTTCTTCCGTCGCTTCGCTAATTACAGTTTCATGCTGTTCATTATTCATCTTGTTGTCACCACCTTTGCAAATTTTATCTTGAATCATTGCTTCAGCCACAAGCATCCGCGCTTCGTTCATCGAAGAAACAGATAAAACTTGTGCGCCCGGATAAGCGGGTGGATTGTCTTCGCCCAGAAATGCGTTTCCGATGAATTCATACTCTTTCAGAATTTTAATCCCATCGTCGAATTCATACTTGTTTGAAACCAATTCCCACGAATTAAACAATCGTCCCTCGCTAAACAGACGCTTGACCGCAGCTACAACATTTTTATTTCGCTTCCAGATGCGCTGTTTTGCAAACAAACACGGCAGCACTTTATCTTCTCCGTCAATCATTACATGATCCGGTTTGATCTCAACGGATACATGGGTGCCAATCGGACTGGTGTCCGCTGCCCAATCACCGTCAGCATCTTGATAGTATTCATGTCCCTTAAACGTCGATTTACCGTCCTTTGTAAACACGCATTTTGCCACAATTGGCATATTGACAAGCGTCTCTGCATATTGTTCCGCATTTTCAGACGGCAGCTGCACGCCGTTCAAATTCGGCGCATCATAATAACACACACGGTCTACCAAATCCAGATAATTCTTCGATTCGGAAACCTGTGTTTGGGTGCTAAAAAACAAAATCTTATCGTCCAAACTCTTTCACCTCCTTGAACATCATTTATATCTAAAAACCGCATTCGCGACTTTCAAATCATCATTCAAGAGCACGCTTATTCTCGTTGTACTGTTGATCGTACTCTTTCTTCGCTTGCTTGTCCAAATCAGTTTCTTGGGTTTGTGTGTCCTGTTTTTCAGTCACTTTATCACCAGAGCCACCGTTACCGCCTGAGACGCCAGAATTGCCATTACCACCGCCGGATCCGCCGCCGTTACCGCTCGTAGTGTACGATGTAATATGCGGCGTAAACACGTCATCATAGTCATCGTTGTTTTCCAATTCACGTTTGGCTTTTTCATCCTCAGCACGCAACCCCAAAATACGGAATGTCGTATCGCGGGAGCAACCAAATGTAGTATATAGCAACCGCGCCATTTCCATCTTCATGGACGTTTCCATCATTTCGGCATCGATAATATCTACTTCCGGCACAAACTCCGGCCCCAGATGATTTTCTTCCAACACTATACGATAAAACCGCTCCAAAATCGTTTCCACTTGTTCGCTGATCCGGTTAATACACTTCATCAACTGTTTCAGATTCAGCGAAGATGTACTGGCTGCCTGACTGTTGTCGTTCGCCAAAAACGATACGCCAAGAGAAGACAAGATCTTGTTCCGATACATTGCAACCTTTTCAACCGCAATATCTTCGGTTTTTGGCTCAACATATGAAATGGATTCCACTGTTGGCGGTGTTGTCACTACTACTGTTTTCTGTTTCCAAGCGCTCATCAACTGCTCATGTGCCAGTTTCATTTCCGTGTATGCTTTACGCGTCCCGTCTGTACCAAGCAGTTTTTCGCGCATTTTCTGGTGAATAATCTTTTTTGCCCGCGATTTCGCGGTTACTGCGTCTGCGTTCTGATACTGAATCAACATCAGCATAGGATCCAGCGCGCGAAACAGGGGAGTCAGCCCGTATTTTCGACCGAAATTATTCACACGAACCATACCACTGTACTGCGGATCGATCTTCGCATAGTTATCGTTGGCCTGATAGGCTTCCAGTACTTCGGGTCGGTAATTATTTTGAATTAATTCCTCTGTATTATTGAAGAACAATGACGTACCGTCGCGCTTCTTATAAGAGTTTGTCCCGATTTTCTCTTTCAGCTTGGCCATATCAATAACCAGAATCGGGTTGCCATCGATCTCATATCCGCTATTCTCGACAATACTCAACGGTAATTGATCAACGTGGTAATTCTCCGTCGAACCGCGCAAGCAAGCACAATAGTTTCCTTCAATATACGCAGTAATGATCGCCTCACAGATAAAGCGTTTCACATCGATCTGTTCATCAAATTCGTCGATAATTTTTCGTGCTTTATCCAAAGATTTGGTCTTGTTTCTTTGATCTCCAAAGTTGCGATACGAATGGCGAATCTCGGTATTGATGTTATTCTGAATAGACTGAACCACCATACCCAAAATATCGTCCATATTAATGTATCGCATTACATATGAGTTGATATCCAAAATTTTCTGTTTATCACTCTGTGGTCCAGAACTGTGTTCCGACACCCAAGATAAAGTAATATCAGAAGATGTTGAATCATCACCCAAAATCGCGCTGTACCGCGCATTGTCCGGGCTATATGTTGCCGTTAGCCGTCGTTCATATTCGTCGTTAAATTTTTCCTCACTAGTAATGATAACTGTATCGTTATCAGGAGTGCCAATCAACGCAGAATCATCATTCATGTTCACCACCTACTTACCAATCAAATGTTGAAACACAATTTGGGATTTGCTCATTTGTTTCATATCCAGCCGATCGCACAGATTTACCGCGCCGCAGCTCGAATAACCGATGAGCCAACATAATTGCTGTATAAAACCGGTCGTCGTGCATCATATGCTCTTTCTCTTTGGACAAGGCATATGTGACACTTGTCTTTTCCGGATTTGTTGTTTTGTGAATCGATGTAATCTCGTTTTTCATCACATCAATGCTGGCCAAAGTCATTTGTTCTTCCAGTGACAACTCATACACGTGCCGCTTTTCTTCGCCGGAATCGGTTGTTTCATAAAACGAAAGAATTTCCTTACCGTCCCATTCGCTCGGAAAACGGATCACGCCAAGTTCCATCAGTTCGATGAATTCTTCGACCATCTGTTTGCGCCATTTTTTCGGGGACAAAAGAATCAGCTTGTTCATTGCGTCCGGATATCTGTCCGAATACCCAAAATAAGCATCGCATTCATTATCAATCAAGCCGCGATGTTCACGTCCTTGCACATCTGTCCAGTTATTGAGCAATGCGTCCGCATATGTAGACATACCGCCGCCGCCAGAACCCAGATCAATTGAAATAGAATCTACAAATTCGTAATCGGGCGCGTCGCCGTTATATTGGAGAATCATATTGCGCAAAATTTCAATCTGACGATTGGAATCCAGCTTATATTTCAGCTGATTAGCTTGATCGACCATATTGAAACAATTCACAATATCTCCGCACAATCCCATCTGGGGATCCTCATATATTCGCATTGCAGACACAATAGAGTTATCTCCCACACGCGCAGGGTCAAACGCTAACGCAAATTTATCTTGTCCATTGCCCCGCAGCATGGGTATCAAAGTTCGTTCATTACGCCGAATCGTTGCCCATTTGACAATCTGAGAAGCGCCGCCGTCCATTGTCGGTTTGTTGTAATATTCCCGCAGTCCCTTTGCACGGTTGGCTTTAATCGCCGCATCAATTTTACTCTGGGTCAGCAAAGGTCGATAGGGACGACCTTTCATATATGTGTGCAGTGCTACATCGCACGTCATATCACAAACAAAATATCGCCGATCACCGGCAATCATCTTCTTCGCAAAATCCTTGTAATGCTTATAAAACAGTTTACTCATTTCATCCTGCGAAGACGCGTATACCAGCTGCGTTGGAATTTGTCGTGGTTTGGCATCAATATTGAACCCTTCTTCTGTTGATGTCTTAAAATCCATATTCTGGGAAGCAAACGCTTCGCAGACCGTAATTAACTCATCTGAACAAAATGCCGCTTCATCGAAAAATACCAAAGTTGCTCGTCTCAAATGTTATCATTCTGGCTTTTTATCCAGAATTTCTTATAGTTATTATTCCTATAAGTTCAGCGTACCTTTTCACCTTCAACTTTACTTGGTCAGGGACGAGGACTCTTGGCAAGATTATATTCCATGAAGGGTTCACTTGCTACGCGTTGCGTGTGACTGCCTTTTTTACAGCGGCCTTCCACTCTGATTAGCATCTCAGCTTCCCAGATTTCTTCCTCGTTTATAAAAATTAACCGACCATTTCTGATCGGCGAAGCAAACGTTGAGCAACTTATTGTGTTTACTTCTTGCTGAGTCAGGATTCGAGTTTAACGTGAATATCTCTGACCCGTTCCAAAATGCGACTTTATATCCATTCATTGCATGAGAGAAACCATCCCGCTGATTATCCCGCGCGACCTCATTCTCTGCGATGTCTTTCAAAGACTCAATTGAAGCTGCCGTCTTACCGGCCCGCAGTATGATTTCCTCGATCTTATTGAATGTCTCTTTAGCTTGATCACCAACCGATGAGATAATGTAAATCGCCTGATTGGGGTACAAAATGGTTTTCAAAATCATGAAAACAGCCCCTAAAAAACTCTTACCGAAGTTTCGGGAGCATACCCACACCGAATGTGAAGCATTCCATGTTTCTTCCAAAATGTACTTCTGTGAATCCAACAACTGAATGCCGAGCAGATCTTCCGACGCAATACACGGATTCCGCCGATAAAAATTGATGGATTCTGTGTCTAACTCATACATCTTGCGCTTGGCTTCGGTCATAATTGGTTTAGCCAACGGCATCACCGTCCTCTAATTTTCGCTGCAACTCACTATTTTCCAACAACAGCAGCCGATTCTTTTCCATTAACTCATTCAGTTGACTTTGCTGGTCCTGAATCATTGTGCGCTGTGTTTCAAATACTTCTTTTGCATCGTTTTCATCAAAGAACGTATTTTCCCGAATCGCCCGCATGGACATATCAATGGCCCACTGCGTACCTTTGGATTGCAACTGATCGTAATAATTGGCTTCAATCCGCGAGAATCCTTTATCACGCAAAGTCACCATCAAACCGGTCAGCGTATTTTTTCCGCCGCCCTGAGACTTTCGATTTTTTGCAGAAATCGCGTTCTCCTTGGCAATTTTATCATTGTTGACCACCAACTTATTTTTCATATCGGTCAAGTCTTTGATTCGATCAATGTCTGTTGACTGCGTGGGTGAGAGGCGGTTTAACAATTGGTCGTATTGGCGAATCTGATTGTTATTATTTACCAGCTGAACAATCTGAGACAGCTTATACGGGTCTTCCAAACTATCATCGTCCAAATACTTCACCATCTCATTAAAGAGGTATCTGCGGCTTTCATTGTCATAACCCGGAAATGGATCATATCCAAGAATTTCAACAACTGTAACCTTATTCTTTAATTCTGTCTCGGTCCATTGTTTCTCTTGTTCTTCATGTAAATCCTGATTATCCGCATTTAACTCGTTATTAAGAATGGAATAGGAAAAATTCTTATTTGCGTACTTTTTATAACAAATCAACCGCATATAAGAATCCAGTTTAAAACCGCTTTCTGCATTAACCGCCTCATCAAAAACCAGTTGCATAAACGGAACATCCATCAAATAACACACCATAATGCACGCCAGCCGATCTGAACCAAGCTGTCGGTATGTGTCATTGTAAATCCGGTTAATACAATCAATGCAAATCGGCGCATAATGCTCGTTCGCCGTATTTCCTAAACTGTATTCCGCCTTATAAAAATTTCCCATAGGGCTGCGATATTCACGGCCACAACAAGTACACCGATATCTCCGTTCATCAAACGTTTTTGTGCCGGGCATGGTTGCTACTTTAGCCATTCAATCACCGCCCTTATGATTATTCTTCTGGCTTGCTCATGATTTCATCCATGGCTTTCTTGAAATTTGTTCGGAACTGATGCCCCGTTGTGAATTTCACACTGTAGTAACTGTCGCGAATATTCGCTTCGTCTTTTACGTGTTTGCGTACAAAGTCCATATTGGTCTGCGGATACTCACGAATATCCCAAACACCAAAGCCGGGAATTCGAATCTCTTTGCCGTCACACAGCGCCTGTTTGAACGCGTCAATCACGTCTTTCAAAAATGCCTTGTTTTCATTCAACGGACGGCCATTATAATCACGCATCATCTGCGCCAACTGTCCGCCCGTGACGTATCCTCTGGATACTACACGTTTTGCTTTACTCAAAGTAATTCACTCCTAAAAATAAAATTTAATATTCCCGCTTTCACGGGTATGGTTGCGGAGGTTGGATTTGAACCAACGACCTTCGGGATATGAACCCGCCGAGCTACCGCTGCTCCACTCCGCCAAGTTGCCGGTCTTTCCCGGCTGTCATTTTTGAAAGGAAGTCAAAATGGAAATCTTTGAAAATGAGAATTCCGTGGTTGCCGCATAAGAAAGGACAAAGTTATGCGGCGGTGGTGGGTAAAGAGGGGATCGAACCCTCATAACATTTCTGTCACAAAATTTTGAGTCTTGCGCGTCTGCCAATTTCGCCATTCACCCATATCTGGAGCTGACAGCAGGCATCGAACCCGCAACCCGCAACTTACAAGATTGCCGCTCTACCAATTGAGCTATGTCAGCAAATTGGTGGTTTCTTTTTACGGTGTTCCACCTGCACACCGGATCTACCTATTGGAATTTCTTTTAAGTGTTATCCACACACTGGGCCACGGACTTCGCAAGTTTCCGCAGCACGATCATTGGTCAGAACGGCATCACATGGTGATTGGGCATCCGATACCGTCCTGTAAAGTCTTGCCTAAAAATAGAAGTCTTTCACGGATAATCACTCCCGCAATCGTCTTCCGCAAACTGCCGGACTTCGCAGCTTTCAACGTCTTAACGAGTGTGCTTTTACTTATGAAAGAGGCCGTTAAGATCTATAAACTGTCCCAATGTTAGGGACTAATATAATGAACGTAGCATAAGCCACAATCATCAAACCAAAATACCTTGCATTGTGGGCGCGCCATATATCCCTGTTCTGCCGCCCATCTTGAAGTCTCACACGCCGCCGGGAGTCGATGAATCCGCACATGATAATCATCTTTGGTATCCACCTCAGAATGCGTGTGCTGCAAAAATACCTCCGTTGAAGTCACTTTGCCCCACACGTCCCGCTGCTCATCCGCAATCAATCGGCTAATTACCTTTTCATTGGCATCATGCGCAAAGCACAACAGGGTTTTGCCTACCACCTGATAGGCACGTCCATTTTCCGCCATTTTCCAAGTCATCGACTTATAATTGCGGAACCACGCGCGGCAGAAATTGAACAAGTACACACTGGCCGTTTTATCGTGGTTGCCCGGCACACAAATCACATCCACCGGAGCCAGCGCGGCCAGCCGATACAGTGCGTCAACTGTCGCCCGATACGCCGTTTCCATAATCGTATGGAAATCCGCTGCATTGTCCTGCGGAGTACCTTTTGTTGTCGTCCCAGACAAATTATCACAGTTAATAACGTCGCCGCCGATAATAAAGACAATGCGAGATGTAGAAAGTGTCTGCGCAGCGTGAATGGCTTCATCAACCATCTTGCGATATGTCGCTGTCGCTTTATTCAGATCATAACGCGGAGACAACATTCCAAGGTGCAAATCAGAAATCGGAAGCACCATGGTATAACCATTTGCATCCGTCTTAGGTGTCACTTCTTGGATGACTCCTGATTCACTCGTCTGTGAAATTGCCTCAAACATCCGCTCTATATCCTGAATCGTTGGAACCGTGCTGGTTTTCAGCCTCGCCACAATTTTACTGGCATACCGCTTTGTATCACCCACATCCCATTTGGAACTTTGGGCAGACACCAGCTCAAATTTGGCCGGATCATACCCATGCTGTTCCAACAGGAAATTCGCGTCGCAAAACTTCGATTCGTCAGCTGCAATAATGCGCTCACTGGTAAAGCTGCCATCACGGTTCATATTTACCTGAACCACATTCTGTTCGCATTTCACATCAGTACGATTCGCATTATCCCGCAGTGTCCGGAAACGCCGTCGCAGTGTTTCACCGGTAAACGTCGTTCCGTATTTTTCATTTGTTTCAGATGCCAAAGTATTCCACGTCGTCAGCGGTTCTTTATTTAGCCCCTGACTTAGAACATATTCATCCAGATCATTCCGCATCCTTAACCTCACAATTCTGACACGCGATCATCTCAATGTCTACGCCAAGCGGCTTCTTTGCCTCTGCACTGAATTTCGCCAAAATGTCTGCGATTTTGCAAACCTCGGCCTTGCTGCATTTATCACACATATTGTTGGTAATCATAATTTACAGTCCTTTCTCAACGTGCCATTCTGCACATTTATTTACGAGCCAAACCTGTCCGGCTGGCGTGATTTTCGTTGTATGGCCCAGTCTGGTGCCATATGGAGTTTCATACGAGTATTCATCAACAACGAAGTACCCGCGATCAATATACGTCTGATACGGTTCGTTGTTTTTCATAAGCACCTTTTTATCACGGAGTAATGAAAAGATCCGCTTCTCTCCGATATTAAATCCTTCATCACACAACAGCTTTGCCATTGCGCGGAGCAGAATATTATCGTGGGATTTACAAATTTTGTCCGCAAACTGCGCCTTAGGTTTCATTTCTTCATTGTCGGCCATCAATTTTGCTTTCTCAGTATTCAGGTTCCGAACTTGTCCCAAAATCGCTTCAAATAACATGACTGTCTGTTGATTTGCACCCGGCAGATAAGTATCGATGAATAATTTGTCATTTGCGACATAACCACCGGTTTTCCGGATAGTGGGAAGAACTTCAGATGTGATCCAATGTTTAAACTCTTTTGCGGTAGACAGTTTGCTGCCCAAAATCAAAGAATACAGACCTGATTCATTAATCAACCAAGTTCCTCACTGACCAAACTCGGGGTCAAATTGACCCTGAGTTTTTGAATTAACTCGATCGTCTGGTTGTACATGATCGACAATGGTATGACTAATGTCGGTATATCCCAATGCAACCGCACCGTCTCGACCAACAAACCATGGTTCGTTGTCAACCATAACCGTTCTAATTTCACCAAACTGTTCATTCTTAAAAACTTCCATCTGATCTGACATGATATAACATCCTTTCTAAATTGAAAAATAAAAAGAGGCCCGTCTGGACCTCCATCCGAATATATCAAAAGAAAGCGGTGGGAGCATACCCCACCATTCGTGTCTTTCAGTCGAACAGCTTAACCGTGTCGCTCAATAACCTGTGCTGCGTGTTCTGCTTCATACATCCGAAGCGCCCGACACACTTCACTGGTCATTGCTACATAGCGACGCTTGCGTTTTGCACCGCCGCGCTTATTGACAATCGTAATATATGGCTCAACCGTATGAGCCTTAATGTACATCATTTGATCCTTTGTAATTAACTTCAATTTACAATCCCCTTATCGTTTCATCCGCAGCACAGACACACACGCGCCCAGCTGCTTTGCAATCGTTTTTACTTCGTCCCGCGTATTCATTTCATTGATCGAAATACGAATCGTAGAACGTGCCTCGTCTTCTGTCAGACCAACCGCTTGCAGCACGCGCGTAGATTTGTCCGCCGCGTGGCACGCAGATCCGGAAGAAATACAAATGCCGAAATTATCAAGCATCAGCACAATACTCTCAGCGCTCACGCCGGGAATTGTTACACTGACCAGTCCGGGTAAGTAATTTCGCTCCGAGCCATTGAATACGGCTTCCGGTACTTCTTGCTGAATATCTTCTTTCAACAATTGAGTTAATCGGTTAATCTCCGTGATATTATCGTCCAAATTATCTACGGCATCTTGCAGTGCTGCTGCCATACCGACGATTCCGGCCACATTTTCAGTGCCGGGACGTTTTCCGAATTCCTGTGAACCCGGACCGATCACCGAAGTGATCCAAGTTGGATTTGCCACATACAAAAATCCAACACCTTTCGGCCCATGGAATTTATGTGCAGATGCCGTCATCAGGTCTACATACTTTGGAATCAACGTAAAGTCTGCAGTGTGTCCAATAGCCTGAGTCGCATCACAGTGGAACATGATGTCTCGCCGTCCACAAATCTGAGAAAGCAGCGGAATAGGCTGTACTGTACCAACCTCATTATTTGCAGCCATCACAGACAACAGTTTAGTTCTGCCTCGATAACTTGAATTTTTGAACCATTCTGTATTCACTGTACCATCCCGAAACGTCGGACACATATCAACATGATATCCATACCCTTCAAGTTTTTTGATCGGCTTCATAACAGAATCATGTTCAATTTCCGACACAATCACGTTGAACCTCTGACGATTCTCTGGTTTTAGGTTCCGGAATGAACCCACGATGCCCAGATAGTTTGCCTCGGTTGCACCGGAAGTAAAAATGATGCTGGTGGGCTTACAGTTGAAAATATCGGCGATTGTTTTCCGTGCGTTTTCAATTGCTTCCTTCGCAGCTTGCCCCATACTGTGCTGAGATGATGGATTTCCGTATTGTTCTGTCAACCACGGAATCATTGCATCAAACACAGGCTGCGTCAGACAGGTGGATGCCGCATTATCGGCATAAATCAATTGCTTTCAGTCCTTTCAAATATATTTGGCGGAGCAATCCTCTGCCGCCCCGCCGAACGCGACAATTCGTACGTGAAAAATTTTGAATTGTCTTCATCTTGTCGTCTGAAACCCCGAAAACGCATTTTCAAACCGCAAAAATAACGCAGTACAAAGCCACTTTTGAGGCTTTTATTTAGGGATTTGATTTGTCCACGCGCTGTTTTCGACGCTCACGATACGCTGCTTGCATCGCCGCCTTGTACTTTTTACGATACTCTTTCTGACACTTTTCGCACCGATAAGTCTTGTGATTTGTGGCGGGCAGCTTCATAACCACGCCGCAATCGCAACAGCCAACATAGCGATACCGAATATAATCGTACAGCCCACGACCAGACCGGCTCTTCTTTCGACACGCCCTGCACAGCGTTTCCGGAGCATCCGAATCTTCAAAATGTTGCCCACAATTTGTGCAGATATTTTGTTTGCCAGCCAAATTCGTTTGAATATGCCGCAGCAGTACGTCACCGTACGCAGTCCACAACAAATCCTTGCACTGGCTGTCGGTGTCAAAATACAACGCGCGCACCAACATATCCGTAATGTCGTCATCCGAGTAACCAAACGAACTCAGCCGCTCTTTACACTGCGCTACAATATATTGGCTGTTGTTGGAATACCGATCTTCGGATTGAATCCGATTTCGGAATCCCGCATTGAGTAGCCGATACGCGGACACCAGCCGCATATCCACCGAAATATCCGGATTTTGCATCATTTCGTCAGGACTCATCGTTCCATATGTCGATGTTGAAAAGCGCAACACAAAGTCCGGTATCATATTTTCGAGACGGTTTACAAACGAATCATTGATCGGTTCCACCTGTTCTTCTTTTTTGTCTTTGGCATACATAAAGAAATGAGGGACACAACCTTTGATCGATTTTTTAATAATTGCGTCCACCGATTCAGGACGCGTGACTTTGAAGAGGGTTTTGGCGAAGTCTCTGTGATACCCTCGGTTTCCCGATATTTATTAGGGGCATAGACTATATCTTCACCCTTGTAAAACACAAGGGGACTGGCACTTCGTAATCAGGAATTTCACCTGAAAACTACTCCTTGCGGATAGTCGTTTGAGTTTCAGCATATGCCGCTTACCACCGGATTATCATATCTTTCGACACAGAATCCCCGGTTAGCCATTCCACAAACCGTCATTTCCTACGGTTCCAACAAAGTTAGAATGACACCCTACATTTATAGGTTCACCAGTTTTTGCAGACGCGTTACCGCGAAAGGTGACTCAATCACGAATCACAAAATTGTTTTCCATTACCAACCACTTAATGCACTTCATATACTCGTCTCGGCGCTCATGAAAATCTGGCGCATTCCAGATCTTAGAGATGTTGTTGCTAATCACGCCAATGTTGCCCCCCGAATATGCTGCTTGTAGTCCATTAAAAATAGCAGCCCCATCAATATGAACAGGAGCTGCTTTCTTCATATTATAAAACAGTGGAACAATATCTTGTGCATTGCGTTCCGCCACTGAAATAATGGTCGGGTCTGCGATTACCAAAGCCCTGTCACCGTCAACATCGAACTGGAGAACTTTGGAAATCAAACTATGTGAACTGGTATATATACCGTCCGTAATAAACCACTCTTTGATTTCCGGCCTTGTCGCAACATTTGGCGATACGAAATGTTCCATATATAGATGCGGACTACGTAGCACATCGAGCTTTGGTGACGACGCAAATAATCGGCAGGACACTTCATCATTATGTAGCAGCCCTTCCGGCGCACTATCGCCGCAAAACCAATACTCACACATTGCGTACAAATCTGGAATCAGGAACATAAATTTCCCACGTACTTCCAAACGCCCGCCACGATATTGCTTCACGAGACTTTTCTTGATATTTGAAATCGTCTGTTTCGTGTATGAATCGCGAAGTAACGCCGGATATGCCATCAGTGCACGTTTAAAATTACTCAAATTATCCTCATCCCGATCCATCCGAAATGCATCCCGCATCCCTTGTAGTGTTTTGAGTTTGTTCAACTTTGTCAGAGACTTCGCAATGATCGTTTTCTTTTCAGCATCTGTAATATCAGCCAATGTCTGCAACATCTGATAGTTGATCTGCGCAAACGGAATCCGATCTTCTTCTTCATTACATTTTCCGGCCATACAATGATATTCTTTGAAGTATTCCCGATATTGTTCCCAGCTTTCATACTGGTCCCATGTCTTAAATTGGGACTTCGTAAAAATCACCTGAATATCTTCGGCCAGAATATCATGCTCGACGCCATAAATATCTTTGATCCGCGAGGATGCACCCGGCGTTTCCCGTAAGAACTTCTGAAAATCAAACACAGCCAAAAGCCCCTTGCACCAAGGAAGCCGCACCATGAAATTTTTCTTTGAAAGAGAGGGGAGGATCATGCCACACCCATCCGTGTGTTTGATATCAACCGGCATCTCTTGCCGCGTAATTTCATAGGATACCTCATCGATAAAATCCACGGTTCCAGTAACCGGAAACTCACAATCTGGAATAACAATGGTTTTGTCGATGTCAAAGTCCGTCCATTCCTCGGTGGCACTGTTGGCAAGGGCGGTATATGACAGGAACTTATTCACATTCATGCCGCCGCGCTCGTTGATGCTCTGCCGCGTTAATCCGCACATAATAGTCTTTTCATATTGCTCCCAAAGCGCTTTTTTCACGAACACACACTTTTTGGTTCGGATTTGTCCCGCAGAACTGGTCAGATAAATGTATTCCTCGCCGTCACACATAAAGCCGTGATAGATCAAGTCTTTCAAAATGTCAAAATAAAACACTTTGACGATAATCAAGTCCTTACTGGGAATTGTAGAATTGATCGGCTCATTAAATGTACGCGTCAGAAAAGATGAAAAAAGAGAAACGACATTCCTCTCCACTAATTGCGATGGATCTAATTGCCGTTTCTCTGTATTTGTCGCCCGCCGCTCAAACAAAGGTAACATTTGACCTTTGATGTATTTGACTTGCTTATTCAAATGCTTTTTAGATCGGGTTAGCGTCGCGATTTTATCTGCATTCGCGGCTTTCTTTTCGGGATCCTTTTCCGACAACAGTTTGTCTAACTTCTCTTTTACCGCATTCTTGCGGATTTTGGTCTGAATCAGCTTCCAATGCAATTTCCGCTCATGTGGATAATAAAATGCACCAGTGTCAACAGAATAGATATGAACTTGTTTGTCAAGAGCCATTTTACAACATCCTTTCCAATATTATGTCTCAAATGATTTTCTGTTCAACCAAAAGATCCCGAATGAATTTCCGTCCAGCCTGAGTCCATTTGGTCAACATCGCAGTCCGATTTTCACCACACTCCGACGGCAGCGCATATGTATAACTCTGCGTATATCCTTTACCTTGATGTTCCGCGTATAGAATCCATTGTCCGCCAACTCTGTGCTGAACCCGCTGTTCATATAAAAATTTGTTTAACGCCCGGCCAGTCATATCAAAGTCGGCGGCAATTTGAGAAATTGTAAACAAATCCTCAGATTTGAGCACTTTGTCACAATATTCTGCTTTCGGTTCCAATACTTGAACCTGGCCCTCTAATTCCAGGCGTTTGTCATGTTCCTCTTTCCACTGAGTTACGATCTGAAGCAAATTTGCAGGATCAGTTAAAATGTTCTGAATCGCAGCCGGAGTCATATACATTCCAGACTGACGAATTGAAGGGATAACGTTATGAGTAATCCAACGCTTGAACTCTTTTGCTTCCGGTTTACGACTACGAAGAATGATTGAATATAATCCAGCTTCGCTTACACAATTTGTTTTTTGACTTCTGCCATGGGGGTCGATAATATCTACCCCCGATTTCTCATCATCATCTAATGTACGCAACGCGTCTTTTGAATTGCTGATCTCAAGCACTCTAAGAACATCGTTGGCAACAAACCAAGGCTTATCGCCAATTAGAATCGTACGTACCTTACCAAACTGCGGATTTTCAAAAACTTTCATATCGTTCATAATAGACTTCCTTTCCAAAATAAAAAGCCGAGTATTTTCATACCCGGCTGATTTGTTGGTTTCTTCAATTGTTCACAAATGACCTTCAGTTGAATTTAGGGTCATTTTTTCATCAGTCATTCAATACTAGTCATACTGATAATATCGCTTATTCAACCTTTACACCAATGTATTCCAGTACCTCACGCATTCCAAGCCCCCCCTCAGACCATGGCTTCATACAATATTCCCACAATTTAGGGTGCGTTTTCTTTAATCGCTGAAAACGATTTGGTTCTTTTTCCAAATGACAACCAAATCCACAAAATACGCAACCAGTTCTGTCACATCCCGTCGTTGTCAAATGGTCTTTTTCATCCTCGACGATGTTCCCATATACAGAGCAATAGGGGAGATCATATCGATGAACATACAATAGAACATCTTGTTCCGTCCAAAACGACATCGGCTGAGAAATTGGCCGTTTAGTATCAAACGCATTGCAACCATGTTGTTTCCATTTTGTGGCGCGCAGACGACTTTCGACTGCCATAGTTGCAACAATAGGATGTAAACCACTTGCCTTTTCAAATGACTTTGCCGGTCGTTTTTTCATTACATCGCAACAATAATGGCTGATCGGTACGTCACTGTCTCTCAGCCATTTCCATTTAGCCATACTATACTGTTGTTTATATTTTAGATTGTACGCACTATTCGGATCAAATCGTGCAGATATAGAACCCGTTGGACACAACCGGGCTTCATGAATTCTTTGTGCCACTTCTTTGCTAATTAACGGATATCCATAAATTTCAATCACCTTCCGAAAACTCATCTTCGGTTTCAACCACACCACATTCTCTTTGGTTTTAACGAATTCGCGGATTTCCGGATATTCCAATCCGGTATCACAAAACGCCGCTTGAATATCTGGATATAATCTGCGCGCGATATCTAACAGTACCGTGCTATCTTTACCACCACTAAACGAAACATAAACTTTTCCGTTAAATTTTTGATACCACTCAATAATACGAGTCTGTGTCACTTGAATTTTCCGTTCCAATGACCATGTTTGCATCTCTTTGAGATCTGCTGACGTATATTTGAATTCTGACATTTTATTTATCCTCCTTAATTTTGAACAACAAAAAAGACCCGCTATTCACAAACAGATTTTCCATATTTTCTTCCATACGTTGTTCCATATGTTCTTCCATATTCAATTCAAATCCTCTCGAACCATGCCATCCGCAGTCGTGTAATATACCGTCCGTAGTCCGGCCCGTCGAATCGCTTCCATACAAGCGGCGCACGGGCGGCATAACCCGCGCTTCTCACCGTCGTATCTGGAAATAAACATTTTGCCATGTCCTAAATCTTCACCAGATTCCAATAACGGAATCAGAGCCGACATCTCAGCGTGTAACATTCCATTGTGTACGTGATCGTCCGGCGGAAATCGGAACCGATTGAACCGCTTCTGCAAGGGATGGGTTTTCGTTGTGTTGAACCCAGAGGATACCACACGCCCACCATCTACAATTACACATCCGATATGTATCCGCTTAAAATCGGATAATTGAGACATATTTCGTGCATAACCGAAGAATTTTAACTCCCGCTTTGTCATCGGCCATATCTCCGAAAACTCATTTCATTCCAAACTGAAGAATATCGCGCTTGTGGATTTGCTGACCGCTTAAATTCCTCACATTCCAACCGGATCTGATCTCGCAGCCCCCGGCAATCTTCGTAATATTTGCACCGGCGGCATTTCATTTGCCAAGACCGCACATCAAAAATTTGTACGGTCAGTTGTTTGTATTTTGTTTTGTCAACCAAGATAAAATATATTGCTGTGCGTTCGACGGGTCACGTGTCACCATACAATTTGCGATTCGGTGCGGCGTGTTTTGCCACAAGAAACAGGGGCAACCAGCGCATTCGTGAGCTTCACAAAATCGCGCGGCGTCAAAAATCGTTATATCATGCACTGATCTCGCCCCGCTTTTCCAACAGATTGAAGATGAACTGCTGGCCAGCCGGAAGTACCAACGTCGAGGTTTTGGTCATCGGATATTGTTCGCTACCAACTACCGATTCGATGACCTTAAAATATCCGCGCTCAATATATTGTTGGTAGGGGAGATTATCCTGCATCAAAATCTTCTCGTTGCGCAGGAAATTCATCAGCCGATTCCGTCCCATATCAATATGTTTGTTGTGGAGCAGCTTGGCCATCTGGCTCATATTTAAGGCACCGGCCGAATTTGACACCGTGTCGGCAAAAGCAGCTTTCGGTTTTAGCTCCGCATTTTCAGCGGCCAGTTTTGCGGTTTTCTGTTGTTCCTCTTTAAGCGCCGTGGCAAGGCTGATAATTGTGTCTGGATTCAAAAGCACTTTTT